TGTAGCTTTATATGTACCACTCTCTTCATCTGCTCATATAGCTTTTCATGACATCTCATTCTCTCAGAAATCTATATAATCTTGCACTAAAGCATCTACTTTTTCTTCATCTGCTCATAATTTCTTAGCTGCCCATCCTATTGCTTTTGCTGCATTATTTGAAACAAATCTTGGCAATCATGTTACACTATCATAAGCTCATCAAACAACATTTTTAACTTGCTGCATAGCTTTTTCTCAAAATGTTGGTTTTTCTGCTAGTCAATTCACATATAATAGCTCATTGCTTTTTCAATTCAAATAATCTTCCATAAGTTTTCATCAATCTGGAGTAGTAGAAACAAGGTAACTTATTATTTCTTCATCATTAGCAGTAGGATTTAGTCATTTTTTATCTTTTATAAGATTTGCTAAATCTGCATATCTTACTTTGGCTTGTGATATATTCTTCTTTGCACTATCAGACATGCTATCTGTTTCATAAGCCATTTGATTTGTATAACTATATCTTTCATCCATCTGATTTTGTGTATTCTTGTTATTAATCATAGATTGATATAGATTATTTTGTATAATTCTTCTATCACTTAAATTTTCAATATTCTTTGTTCATTCTTCTATCCTTTTTATTTCTTCATCAGTTAATCATGGAAATCTTGAATTATTTTGATTAGAAACACCAGTTTGTTTCGTTTGGAAATTTCAAAATTGATTTGTTCAACTTCATATTCAGTTATTCATTCAACTTTGAAATCAAAATTGTGTTTGTGCCATTTGCTGATTTATTTATTATCTAAATACAATATTGTTGTCAATTATATATGTAGCAATATTTATTTCATTGTACTTCTATTCAATTATTTACAGTATTTTGTTGCCATTGTGACCAATCTTGTGTCGTTTGTGTCGTTTGAGTTGTTGTTGATTGTCATGTAGATGTGTTTATTCATTTCTGCAATTTTGCCTTAAATTCTCATAATCACTCCATGAAATCAGAATATTTTAATGTTGTATCCAAATATGTCGCAGCATTATCAATAAAATTCAACTCTTGATTAGATAAAGCACCAAAAGTGGCACCTCATCATTTTAATTCTATCAACTTTTGTAAAGAAACATTAGACAAAAATTGGTCTATTTTTTTCCTATATGTTTTTCATTCTGTATATGGCATATTTGCAATAGCGTTGGCATAATCCATTCTGGACATCTTTTCTAAATCTTCTATCATTTTTACTACATCTTGTGCATATTCAGACATTTCGCCATCTTGTTCTTGTTTATATGCATTTGCCTCTTTTAAGAATGATTGTCTACTTGTAGTTGTTTCAATAGTAGCTCGATCTTCCTTTGTAATATTTTTTCAATTCAAATATTTATTATAGTAAGTTTCTAACTCATTATAATAATGTTGTGCTTGTGATTGTTGTTGTGTAGATATTGCTTGTTCTCTACTGATACTTGGATCAAAAAATCATGCTATTTGGCTTATATCATATTCGTTTTTATGTATTGTTTTATCTCAATTCCAATTACTTTCTAATACTTGTACTTTATTTCAATTTACTCATGTTACTATTGCTACATGACCATATTGTTTTTGTGCATCACTTGCATTTGGATTATTTCTCCAATCTATTACTGCAATACTTCATCTTGTTGGAGTTGTGCTATTTGTAACTGCAAGTTTACTATCTATTGGGTCTTTATATAGTCTATCTATTCATAATGATTGTAAATAATCGTTTACAAAGCTTCCACATTGTCATCATAGCATTCACTCTTTGTTGTTTACATTATTCATATAGCTATCCAATAATGTATTTTTGTCTTGTTCTGATATTGCATTATAGCTTGGTAAATTGTTATAATTTATACTTGTGTTATTTGCTGTTAAATTACCATTATCATCAAATGTGTAATTAGTTCATCCAATACTTACTGTTCAACTTCCATATTTTTGTGCTTTCCATACTTTATACTCATCTTTTTGCATTATTGGCTCTCTTATATTCTTTGTTATTGCCTCTCACAAACTCATACCACCATCTACTAAATTCTTTATATCTTCTACCATCTGCTCTCTACTTCTCATCATTGTTATTCCACTAAATTCTGTTAATACACTATCTACTGCATTCTCAATAGCTCTTATTCTACTTGCTTCATCTTTACTATTGATATTTCAGTATTGGAAATCATATTGTCTTACATAATTATTCCATTCTCTTTCATCTTTTTGCTCATTTGTTTCAAAATTCATTAGATCCATAACAAATCATAATTCTTGCATTTGCTGATTTCTTTGTTGCATATTGAATTGGTATTCTTGCAACTGTAATTGAAATTCGTTTTGATATTGTGTCATTCTGTTATTATATTTTGTTGCAAGTGTATTATATTCTATATTAGCAGTATTCATAAGCTCTTGTATTTTGTAGCTTTCATCTGCTATTATAGCTTTAATTTTACTCTTACTTGCTCATGTTCACTCATACCTTTTCTCTACATCTGTCTTAATCCTATTTAATTGATTTTGATATTCTTTTATCTGTCATTCTTTATCTGCTAATTGGTCGCTCATTTCTGTCATTTCTGGACTATTCATCTGACTTTTGTAGTTATTAAACATTTCAGATGTTGCATTTGTCTGACTTGCTGTTAATAAGTTATTATAATACTGATCTATAATAGCTTGAAATGGATTATCACTACTTGCTATACTAGTTTCTTCATCATATTTGCTTAATACTGCTTGTTTATTAATATATTGCATCAATTCTGCATATTTTCAGTTATTTGCAGCTCTTAATTGCTCTAAATCACTATCAGATAATAATCAATTCTTATATTGTGTGGCTAAATCACTTACTGCTTTACTATTTAATTCTAATCATCTTTGATAACCTTTATACCATGTATCTAATGTTTGTTTTTGTACATCATTTCTTGCATCATATGAGAAATTATTTTTAAATGTTTCATAATCGCTAAAATATTCTGGATTTGTTTGTTTATAATTATTCAGATTATTTACTATTACATCTTGGCTTTCTGTATTACTTTGGTTGTAATACTCTTGGCTCAATGGTTTTAATGCTCATTGTTGCTGTACAGTGTTTTGATTATTTACAGTGTCATTTACACTATTGTTTGTACTTACAACATTATTATTAGTGTTCGTGTTTGTATTGTTATTTCAGTTATTAGATTGTATATTCTGTGGCTTTACTTGTGTATTGTAATTATCAATCCACTGCTTTACTTGTGCATTACCAGCATTATATGCTTTCTGTTGCTGCTCCGCTGATAGTCATTTATAACTATCTATAAACTGTTGTTCTGTTGCTGCCATTTTATTCTTCTTGGTTAGTATTTAAATCGGTTGTGCTTCAACCTCATCATTGTCATTTATGATTTCTTGCCATTTGTCTTATTTAAAATCTAAATTAGTTTGGTGGTCAGTTCAACACCCTTAATTTCTGACCAGTTGCTGTCACATAACATAAATGCCCATATCATCTATCTGCATCTCATGTCGGTACTCGGATACTTCATCTATATTGGCTTCATACATTAACATCTCATCAATACCATTCTTGAAATCAGTATGTTCTTGTTTTATATCAGTTCTCTGTTACATAATATATGTGTTTCCTATCGTTTCATCATGTATCTTTTAACCATATACTTCAAGCACAATCTCTACCAACATAATCATACACACTACTATCATAAGCTATCCTATGCAAGTATCAATAATCTCAATGTGTTCAATCTGTGTAATATAAATGTGCTCAATCTACTCGTAGACATCATGCCTCATATAGATTGCTATCAATATTGAGATTTGTTACAGTAAAATTTGAATATATCGGTCATATAGTATCGCTTCAAGCCGTCCCCCTCCATCTAATACGATAAGTTGTATATCAATCCCATATTTCATCATCATCTACTCCAAAATACATATATCAAGCAAATGTCTTATTAGAAGAAATAGTATCCCTCCAACCATAATTCCAGCTTGTTGTCCAACTTCAATTTTTCAACCTTTGAAAATCACCATATAATGTAAAATTAACGCTACTCTCTGAATCACTTTCCAAAACCCATACTCAACACCCTACTTCATGTCATGGTTGGAATCAACTTAAATCAAATGTACCTGTCTGTTCATACGCTTCAATACTTGTCCAATATGATGGTCGTGAATTGTTTGTAGGATTAAAATCTTCTCAATAATAATATTGAAATAAGCTCCCATCAACCTCTACTCACTTTCATATTCCATGATATGTAAGACTTACACCCATAAGTTATTAACTAAAATATAAATCATTTCCTACTGGTATTTTTAAGTAATTCATACATATAACCTTACCTTGTAAACCTATATATCTACTACTACTTCATCATATTACTAAGGCATTTACTGTATTTCATCCACTCGTTACACTTCATCAATTTATAACTCACACTACTGTGTTGTTATCTTTAAATTGTATCTTTGGCAATGTTCAATCTGTCCACATTTTTATTTCGTCTAAACTACTTCAACTACCATAATATGCTCTTATTGTACATCATTCTATCGTTTTTCAACTAATTGTATTTCATATTAAATTATTTCAGGTTATATCACTTGCACTTATTTGGTTAGCTGTAATGGTGTTTGAGGCGATTTCGTTAGCTGTAATTGTGTTGGCTGCTATATTATCTGCTGTTATAAATGTACTTTGTGCATCTGTTCAAAATGCTTGATATTGTGCATCTTTTCAACTTTCAGATGGACTTGCAGCACATAACATTATCTTTCAATCTCATACTGCATTTTGTGCTGTACTTGTAGATACTACTGTTCATGTACTTTCATCATAATATATGTATGTTACACCACTCATATTTCATGTATTTCATGCTGTTATTGCCAAAACATCTCCACTTGGTAAATATATATTTCAACTTGACCAAGCAACTGTATTGTAATCTGTAGAACTCCATGTTACATCTGTACTCCATCATGCGATACCACTTCACTCTGGCATATTATATATACTTGTAGTACCATCTATCTTTGGACTTGAAATTCATGGCACTGTACTTGTAGCACCTCATGTATTCGGATCAGTCAATGAAATCATAACATCTTCTATACTATTATATCAGATTACTGACATTATCTTTTTACATTATTATTAAATATAAAATCTAATGCGAAAACATTAGGTGTGTTCGTACCATTTCATTTAAGAATAAATTTGAATTGTATGTATTGGAATTGTTCCCTTACAAACAAATCTTCTGTAAAATTTGCAATTGTGTCAGTGGTAGTACCTATTGTTCTTAATGTTGTGAAATTTCCACCATCTACAGAGTACAATATTTCTATACTTTGGTCTGTTTTTAATGCAGAATATCCTATTCTTGCAAGTATTCAGTTCTTTATTTCTATCAAACTATTTGCATAATATCATCTTGTTACCAATTCTCATTGTGTATTATATTCGCTATCACTTAATTTATCTATTCAGTATGTTGTTGTCCCATTTTCTGTTTTTTTCCATGCTACAAATAGTTTTATTCAATCACTATATATGCTTGTTACATCTCCACTTGCTTCATAATCATAACATAATACTTCATTATAGTTTTTATTCTTTGCTCATCGACTATATATTCCTTTTGTTCAAGCTATTGTTAATCTTTCATTATATACAGTTATTCAATTCTGTATATCAGCAAAATCATCACATTTTTTTAATGGATAGATTTTGTATCAATCTAAAATTCATAATCATTTATTAGTGATCAGATATGGATATCAATTATATATCATTGCTTGATATGTTACATATCATGTCAATGGTATTGTTTGGTCTGGCTCATCTGCTACTCAATCCCATAGATAAATATTACTATTTCATAATTTACTTTGAGTTATTATTCTTATTGCTCATCATAAATCATTGAGCTTCATAACCTTGCTTCACTTTTCTATTGTAAACATATCTTCATATACATTTGTTACATCTATTTTGCTTAATTTTTCTCCATTACCAATATACATATCTCACATACTTACTAATAATGGATGATAATCAGATGTTTGTAATGAGTGTTTTTCTGTTGGTGTGATACTTGCAGATAAACTACTTACTGCTACACAATATAGCTTTGTAGATGTTGTCCAATATACATAATCATTATGTAAACAAGCACTTATTATATCTCCACTTGCTCATGAAATATCACTCCATGTACCATTTGCACATTGTTTGATTATTCCACCTTTACCAAATGCTAAATATGTCGTTGGATCTATTTTTATCATACAAGTAATTTCTCATGTTGCTGTTGTATCTTGTTTTAGTTTCTTACTCAAACTTATTCATCTTGCATTATCTCTGATTTCTATGTTTTTACTACTAAAATAACTATTTTCTATTCATGTGAAAACATCATCTGCTATTCATCAATTCGCTCATCTAAATATTGGTGCTATTACATTGCTTTCTGCCATCTATTTTATTCCAAAAAAGATAAATATGCATCTTCTACATGATATGCACTCTCATTTTCAAAACTTCACTCTGTCATTATTTGCTGTATTGCTCATAAATAAGCATTTTCCCATAATTGTTGCTTATCAAACACTTGTTTTTCTCCAAATATTAGAGCATTTAATCATTTTACTATTACATTGTGATATTCTGCTGGTAATTTTATGTATCAATCTGTATCTGTTAGCTCCAAATCCAATGGTATATACTTTCATTCCATCCTTAATCATCATTCTATATTCTCTTTTGGTGTAGGATAGATAAATATACTTCAATCTCTCAATATTCCATAAGGTTTTTTGTACTCTTTCTCTGTTTCTGTGTCCCTTATATCACTATCAAATATGCTTATCTTATCTCATTTATAAAAAACATCTAAAACAAGTTTCAATCATGTTTGTGTACTTACTGGAGCTGGTATTGTATACTCTGTCTGATCAGCAACTACATCTGTTGTATAAGTTTGTCGTGTGTATTTCTTACTTGCTGTCGATAATCTTGAAAATATGTCTTTATAAACAATATTTAAGTATGTTAGATAATCGTTATCACTTATTTGTCATGTGGTTGTTGCTGTTTGTTTCCTTGAAAGACTTATTATTGTAGATACATCCATTTATTGAGAAATTAGTTATAAAAGATTTATTCAAGAGGAGTACATTTGCACTCCCCTTTATATAAAGCTCTTATCACTAAGCTGCTAATCTGATTTTTACCATCCTGTTCTTTCATTCTGTGAATGTCTTTACTCCATATAGACAAGAGATGATAAAGTAATCAGCTTTTTGTTTTGCCAAAGGTGTCTTTCTTACAGATATTCCTTTTTGCATTACCATATCGATTGCTCCTGGTCTACATAACATAGCTTCTTCTACTGCTGTTCAAACTGTTATTGTTGAGTCATCTGTAGAGATAGCTACTTTTCCTCATGAAACGATTGTTACAACTGCTCCACTTGCAGAAGCTACTACTCAAGCATTCTTTAATTTTGCTCTGTCAGCTGCACTGATATCAACATAAGTTGTTCAAGCTCAAGCTGCTCCATTGATAGCTGCTACCAAATTTGCAGCTGCTGCTGTATCGTTAGCTCATTTCAATACTGTTCAAGCTGTTGTAGATAATGAAGCTACATAAGTAAATGTTACTCAAGCAATTGTCAAAGCATCTGTAGCAACTACTGTATTCAATGTAGCTGTGTTAGATACTCTTACATTGTTAGATACATATACTTTGTATCCTGCAAATGTTCCAGCATATCCATTTCTCAATGTTAGATCTGCCAAATTAAATCATTTGTCAGCTACTGTTTGAGCTATGATTGAAGCTGCTTTTGGAGATACAACCAATGCCCATGTCTTATCCATTTCACATCCATTTGTTGCTAATGCTGCTCCAGCATCCATAACTGTTGCAAGACAATTAGAAACTGTCATAGATATAGGACTTCCAGAATTGTCATGTGTTATAACTGCATTTGATACTTCGTTCAATACTGTTCTATCCATATCGTTAGCCAATCTATAAGCTGCTCTTGAAACATAATTGTCTTCAAGGTCATACTTTGATTGAATGTCATCGATTTCATCGATAGAGAATGAAATCTCTTTTGATTTATTGATTACCAATGTTTCATCAGTTCCAACTAAATCTTGTGCAGTTGTATCTGTATATTTTACATAATCATTTACAGATAAATCATTTGCATAAGGTCTGTGAACTGTATCACCATAAGATAATCCTGCTTGTTCTTCAAAAGAACAAATTTCTTTTGCTACTAATTGGTTTTTAGTTAAAATTTGTAGCCTTTTTGACCATAAAGCTGGTACGAAAGCTGATACTGAATTACTCATTGTTAATAAGTATAGAATATAAAAGGTTTTTACTTACCTTTCCTTGCTTTCCACCACTCTGTAAACTCCTCATCACTCATTTGACTTGGGTCTTTTTCTTCCTTTACATCTTGTGTTATTCACTCCACTCATGTATTAGATTTTGTGGTAGCCAACAATTCAGGTTTGTTCTTTGCAAGATATAAATTGAAAGCATCTTGGACATTCATACCTGTATACTTGGTTTGAATTTCCTTAATTTCTTTCTCAACCTCTCTTGCTGTCGGGTTGTTTTGGAAGAATAGTTTTTCCTCTACTTTTTTATCAATATAGCTTTCATCAATCTCAAATTGTGCTTTCTCTTTCTCTTGTGCCTTTGCACTTTTGAAACGACTTTGCCATTTATCAGCTCTTTTCTTTTCTTCTTCATATAGAGCTTTGTAGTCTACAACTTCTTCTTCCGATGTTTCTACAGTTTCCTCTGTAGTCTGTTCCATTTCTTTGTCATCCATTTTACATTTGGTTAGTTATAAAGCATCATAACCGTAGCTAAAGCAGATTTGGAAAGCATAAATCTGCAAAACTGCGATATGTTAGGGTTTAAGCCTCTTGTTTGAATAAATCAGTTAATATCTCGTTCTTTTCTTCTTCGCTTTCTTCTTCAGGTGTTAATGCTTCTGTATCATAGTTTGGATTTTGCACCATTTCATTTGGTAATCTATCTATTAACCGATTTAAGCATCTGATTTCAGCAGAGAATAGGTCAGCTGGTGTCAAATCTTTATCAGGTGTCTTTACATATTTATCATATAATATATGACTTGCCAAAGCTACTCTCCTTTTCTTCAATACTTCTACTAATAGCTCCCATCATTTGCTGTGTAATAGAGTTTTTAACTCTACTAATTCATCATTCTTACTCATTTATATTGTTAGATTGTAAATTACTTCTTGTTATTAGGTCATTTCATTGTGATTGTTGTGCACTTTGTGCCATCATGATATTTGCTGCACTATTTGCTACTTCTTGTTGTCATTGCATCATGTCCATAGTTGCTCATTCTCACAACTCTAATAGCAAATCATTTAATTTATTTAGTATTTCATCCTTGATTTCTCCATCATCTGCCTTTTGCATATACAATCGGAGTGTGAAATAATCAGTTTTTGGATTACTAAACATTGATTTTGGTTTGTATCACATATTTACCATGTTTACATACTGCATTGCTTGTCTTTCACTTGGACTATATGGTACAATTCCATTGATTATATTTGGTTGTAATCAATTCTTTCTGTAGCATAATCTCTTGAATATATCTCTACATACTGGTTTCATGCTCTGATCAGCACTAATCATAGGAAATAATGTATTCAAGTATGCTTTCTGTTGCTCATTTATTGCATTTACATCTTCTGTACTTCATACTAATATGTATGGCATTTGCTTTGTTACAAACTGGTCTTTATTAAACTCTAATCCTTTTCGCTCAAAGTCTGTATTTAATAAAGCAAATTTCTTTTTTCATTCTGGGAAGTTCTCCAAATATCATCTCCATCGTTGGAAATAATACTCTCTATAAAACCATTGTTTGATAGTGTTCTTTAATGACAAATTCATGTTAGCATTAGCTTGAATTTGTTGTGCTTCTGCTTTTGTCATGCTCTTATCTGGCATAATTCATTGCTGTAAACTATCTATTTTACTGTCAAACTTACTTTCACTATCGATCCATGACATCATATTCCATACATCTGCTTTGATTTGGCTTTGTGGTAGCTCATACATAGCATTTTGTATTGGTTGTGTTCAGATTTCGTTTTCATCTATGAAGAAATATCTTGGATCAAATGTTTTCTTCTTAAATTCTTCTTTATTTTTGATTAATCTGCTATTTACCAAATAATCTCATCATAAAGCCTCTCTTTTAGCCTTTTGTAAGTTCAAATTAGCCAATATTGATTTAGCATTTTGCTTATCTTCTATTTTATCACACAAACTATTACCAAAAGGATTTCATCTTGTTGGATCAAAGTAGTTTAGTATTACTGGTCGTGGTACTAATGTTGGATCTAACTTTTCTTCCTTTGTTACTGGTTTCAATTCTTCTTGATAAAATATTTCTGTCATATCAGCACTTGTAACAAACTTCCATTTCTTACCATCAATAATTGTATAGTGTGTGTAGATGTCTAATGCAAAGTTTCAATTTATATCATCCACTGTTATTGGTCATGTTCAGCTTCTATTTTGATATGTAGCTCTTGTTTGTTGTTCTTCAGAGTTATACATCCTTGCAAACCAATTGTTTATAGCATCTTTATCATACAAGTTCTTTATATCTTGTACATTTGTCAGCATACAGAAACCATGAAATCTGTAGTTTTTACCATCAAATTGTCATGTTTGTGTTGGCAATGGATCTGGTATCCATGATAATGGATTAATTGTTCTCCAAGTATTCATTAGAGTATTGTTATCGAAACCAGTTCTATTCAATATTCATACTCCAAAAAACAAGCTATCTTGTTCTACTTGATATTTTAGTTGTTGTGTAGCTCATTCTCTTTCATCAAACTCTGCTACACTTGTAAGATTTTGAGCTTCTTCTTCTCATATCCATCATTGTCTTGATATGAATTTACATTTTACTCCATTCGTAAAAAATGAAGCAATTAATGTATCCATATAATTTGCTATCATGTTTACATTGATTACCTTTGCTGATTTTGATTGTGGTAACCATTTCATTAATCTGTTTCTGTATCTTACTCTTATTGGTTGGACATATTCTAATCATAGAGCATATTCTCTTTGAATTTGTACTAATATATCTGATTTTTCCATGTGGAGTGTATAATATAAATCTCCTATTTTATAGTCAGAATTTTGAAAAATCAACTATTCAAACAAAAAAGAGTAGATTTTACTCTACTCTTAATTTTTCTATGCTCCAGCACTTGCTGTAGTTGTTGCTGGTGGATAGATTGATGTATAAGGACTTGAAACGATCCAGCTTGGTGTTGGATATGGAGCTAATTTACTTAACAAATAAGTAGATTGTGCTGCATTATTAGCTTCTAGTTTTGCTTCAGCCAAATCTGTTCTTAATTGTGTAATTTCATTAGCACACATCATGTCTAGGATTTTCTGTGTATTAGCAGTTCCACTTGCTATAATTGCTGCTGTATTCTGTTGTCATTGCAATATTGCTTTTTCAATATTACTGTTTACGTTACAGAAACCTTGAGTAATTAAAGTTGTTTGGTTAGCTAATCAGTTTTGAGCCATTAATTGCTGTTGCCATTGTGTGTTGTTGTTAATTAAGTCTACTGTGTTGTCGTGGTTGTTATTGTTGTTTTGACCGTTTAATAGCCAAGCTGCTGCATTGTTACCAAATCAACCAAAACCATTACCATTAAACATAAGCAAGAACAAAAGTAAAATAATTAACCAAGTACCCATACCTCAGAAAGACATTGTGTTTGTATCCATAGCGATATATAAGTATATAAAACAGGGTGTTTCATTTGTTACGCTATAGCCACCTTATTATTATATGCTATCTATCACTTCGGCTACGTCCTCCTTTGTCTTTCAATCTAACCAACCACTCTCCTTAATCTGCCTAGCAATTTGTGGGTTGTTTTTAAGTAGGTTAGGCATTATTTTTTGTGCCAGTTTGTTTAAGCTATCAGGGTCTGTGAAGTCTACTCATTGTAATTCGTTTGCATTAACTCCAGCCTTTATTAGCTTCTCTCTGATACTTGATAATAAGCCCATACCTCTCATTATGTTCCATACGTTCATTTGGACTTATTACTCATATAAATGTCAATACTTCTCATCTAACTCTTTTAAGTCGTGATGATACTTCATTTCAAGCCATTTCTTTTCCATTTCGTACTCCTCATCTTTCCTCATTTCCTCCCCTATAAACTGTAAGATTTCTACTCAGTAGTTAGGGTTGTTTAAGATAGATTGTACTACTTCCTCTTTTTTTAGGTCTTTACCTATGAAGTACATTTCTCTAGTCATCTCCATTTGATACGATTAAGTTATAAAAACAACTCTTTACAATTTTCTGATAATTAAAAAAATAAGATAGTTAACAACTATCCTAAATTTTTTATAACTTAATTATCAACAGGGTTATGCAACCGTAAATCGCTAGCAACCCACTTATAACATTGACCGTACCACAAATCGCTCTAAACACCTTATACTCTTTTACCTCCTTATACTCCATATATATCTTACCATACTTCCTTATATTTTCTGTGTATAAAATAAACTTACTAAATCAATCAACTGTAAGCCAATCTCACTTTAGTAAGTTTTCTAATTTCTTTTTATTCTGACTTAATATAGCACTAGCATTATGTTTTACATTTTTACAATCTCTGCAAAATTCCCACTTGCTCTCTTTACCACATTTTAGACACTTCATAGGCATTAGGGGTTATAAGGTAAATTCTCGCAAGGTATTCAATCTCAATCGCCGTCTAACCCCTTATGTCACAACTTGTATAGCATATCTGCTTTCCACCTACTATCAATATTACTGCAATCACTTTGATAATTACTTATCATAAAAACATTTAAGCATATACTTATTCGCAATATTGGTATTATTATCAGATTTATTATGTATTTTCGCATTATTAATTTTTAGATTATAAAGTTTATTTTCTTCCACCTTTTCTTCAACATCACATAAGTGTATATGGTTAAGAATTAAAGTCAGTATGTTCCTTGATTTATTGTGTTATGTTATATATTCTTAGCACTTCTGCATCACTTATTGCTCTATTGTATACTCCACAATGTCTTACCCATCAGTCTGTTCAATGCCGACCAGTAGCTGTTTTGAATACACATCATAATCTATATATAGTTGTATCGTAGGATGTACTAGAGAATGTTGTTGTTGTGTTTGTTTCTAGGTTTCAGTTTATATAGAATTTTAATGTTCCATCACTCTTACAAGTCATACACCAGAAATACCATACTCAAGCCGTAGGTGTATTTCAGACTTTTACTACACCTGTTCCCTTTAATCAATTATCATTTCAGTGAAATCTTGCATATATATTATAATTATCATAAGGTCTTAATCATATAGTATCATCATAATTTGATGAATAGTTACCATTATTTGTTATTAGTCAAGTCCAATAACTTCATATAGCATTAAAACATATCCATCAGAATAATGTCTTATCTATTCAAGTTGTACTTACAGGAGTAACTATATGCTGTGTAGAATCATCTCAACTTCTAGTAACTCTCGCACCTGTCTTGTTTGCTGTTGCAGAAAAACTACCTGTTCAAGAAAACCAACTAGCATCATTTCCATTTCAGCTTATATCCTTTAAATCTTCTTGTAATGGTCGGTATCAAAGTAATCAGTCCTGTGGTATTGTGGCAGGATATACTTGTTTCTCTACCCCATTTGGTCGTATAGTTACTCTCTTTATCTCTTTCTCTACCAAATTTACATCGTTTCCTTTAGTGAATGTTCAAGTTCAAGAATTAGTATAAAACACATCATTGACTAAGTCATATAGTCATATTACACTATCTGCTTTTCTATAGCATGGGATGAATTCTCTTTGTAATGTTCAATTCTCTTTTATTTTCATATAATATAATTTCATATTTGTATGCTGTGCTACACTTCATCATGAGTTATTAGCAAACAGATATAAATTCTGTCCTACTGAATAAGAAGAACAAGAATATGTCCCTTGTAACACTCAATTTATATAAAATTCTGTATGAGTTTGTTTAAATACATAGTCTGTATTTGTTGCCATAGCATCTAAAGCATAAACTTGTATAGCGTAACTACCTGTATTAGAATATATTGTTGCTATAAATTTTGCTGGGTTTTGTTCTCCGTCTATCTGTAATGCAAAGGCTCTCCTTGAGGCTCAAGAAGATGCGTTCCTACATCAATATAAAGTATGATTATTCCCAGATGTAAAACTTTGTATATTTATTTTACTTTCTACTTCTGTATTATTGTTAGGCTCATATCATGTGTTTATGTATTGTGTTCAAGTACCTTGAATATATTTTACCTCTTGATATTCTGCAGGTAGTCTTGATGTCTGCCATATTTTCATACTCTTTAACTCTGTTTGTACTAGTGTCATTATTAACTTGTAGGATATAAAACTGTCCAGCTATCATCTGGTTGGACTGGTGTATTAGCAAATGGGCGAATAGAAAATCAAGCATTTTTTCATGCATATGTTTGTACATCTATTTTTGGATTTACATCTACATCTAATCTATAAGCATAATTCACATTATACTCTTCGGACACCCAATAATATCAATAACTATCACTAAACATTGGACTTCCATTAATTAATCATCAAGCTAATGGCATTTTTAAATATGATACAAAATTGACATATCAATCAAAAGCCCACGCTCACATAGTTATTCAGTTATTTATAATTGTTTGCCATTCACTTTTAGTTGGAATATGATATCATTCACTACAAGGTCACTTCATTGCACCATTTGTTCAAGTTACACTTCACCATAAGTTTGAATTTCAAGAACTATCTCGTGGGTTTGTTGTTATAAATGTACTACTACTATAATAATTTCATGGTCAATAATTCTGTGCATTCACTTGACCACTACTTGTAGTTACAGCTCCTGTAAATGGAAAACCATAATTATTTCACCACTGGTAATATTTACCTGAATTAGCCTCACTTAAAGTGTCCCCATCCTCATATACTTCGGTAGCACCTAAATTCTTATCAGCTATTGTTATCCAATTTGTTCAGTCACTAGATAAACTTATTAGTCATAAGTCTGGACTATGATATATTCAAGCTGTTGTTCTCCACATATATATTGCCATTGTGTATTAGTATATATGATAAATAGTTGAAGCATCGTATGTTCATAGGGCTGTATATTCTGCTTCCGACCCAGCCCATATCTTTGTTACTGTTGTTGTTGTTCATGTTGTATCGTTCTGTATTCAACTAGCTGGTGCATTAGCCCAAGCTGCTGCTCAACTTACTACTGTTAATACTTGTCAGTTTGTTCATACTGCTGGTACTTCGGATACAGTTACAGCTCATGTATTTCAGTTTACACTTGTTACAGCTCATGTTTGTATCCAATTGCTTCCATCATAAACTTTTAGAGCATCGTTTGTTGTATCATACCAAGTCATTCATTCTGTTGGACTTGCTGGAGCCGATGCAGCAACTTTTACATCATTTACTGTTACTGCTCATGTCTGTGTATTAACACTTGATACTGGAGCAGAATATGTTACAGCTCATGTTTGTCAGTTAAAACTTGTTACTCATCATGTTGGAGCTAATATCTCTTTCCAGTTGGCTGCTGTACTATATGGAGCAACACTTAATACATAAGTTTTATTCTCACTTGTTACTATTGCTATATCTCATTGATCAGCACTGCTTAATGTTGTTAAATCAGAACTTGTAGACACTGTAAATGTGTCTGTCAATGCTACTCATGGCAATGTAGATGTTGCTAATTTTCAGTTACTATCTAATACTGGCACATTTCAACTACTTGTTCAAGTATTACATGCTGCAGCTGTTCCTATATCTCAAGGTTGTACTGCTGTTGCTCATGCACTTGCTCAAGCACTTAATGTAGCCAAAGATACACTTCAATCTTTTATTAGTTTTCATGTTGTTCAATCAAAAGCAACGACATTTCAATCTACAGAAGAATTAGGTCAAACCACATCTCATGCTCATTGTCAATCTGCTCAATCAGATATTTGGAATGTATCTACATTACTATTTGTTTCTGTAATAGTTACTGTTGTTATTTTTCATGATTTACTACTTGTAATACTTGCTATTCAGTTTCATGTTGCACCAGTTGCTCATGTTTCTCATGTTTCTCCTTGTTCTCATTGTGGTCATTGCAAAGTAACTGCTGCATCTGTTATTGTTACAGTGTCGCTATCATCTTTAGTAAATACTAAATCATCTCAAACAAATGCTCATGATACAATACTTGCTCATGCTGGTCAGGTTTCTCACTGGATACCTTGCTCTCATTGGATACCTTGTTCTCATTGAGGTCAAGTAGCTCATGTATCTCATTTCTCTCATTTAAGATTAGAATATTTGGCTTTTTTGATTTTATTATCATCTTCACTATCAGCCATTAATATCATATCATTTTGTGCTATAGTGGTCTTTTCATCAAATCAAGTAGGAAATATTAATTCAGCCATTTTTATGTTTTATAAATTAAATTATGCTGTTGCTTTATATTTTGCGTATAATCATAAGTTATCTATACTTGCTTGTGTTATTTCTATTGTATTACTTCAAGCCTGTATGTCCATTGTCTGTCCTGTAACACTTTCTGTTGTAGCCGTAGCTAATGGGTAAATTACAATTACAGGTGTTCAAGCCAAACATTGTGCTTTCAACCAATTAGTAAATGCTGTTAAATTAGCAAAGTTTGTATCATCAACCTTAAATCTTAAATAAGCACCTGTTGCATTCTGCCAATATGAGTACATAGGAGCTGTTGAATAGTTTGGGTTTGTATCTCCTATATAGTTGTCAAAGTGTGTACAATAACCTGTTCTTGAAGACCAATCAGTGATAGTTCAACAATCTGTCATAGGTAATGAATATATTTTATAACCAGTTCAAGAACTTGTCGAAGCTCGGTCTTCTGTTCAATCTAATACTTTTATTCATAGATTTCTCGTAACACTTCAACTTATTATTTCTTGTACATCTTTTGTATCTCATATAGCTAATAGTATTTCAGCCGTTGCTGTTCAACCATTGAAATATGCTTCATAGGTTGTTGCAGTACTACCAAGTTCAAGTTGTATTGTGTCCAATGCATTGTTTTTTGAACCACCAGACACAATTACATAAGTTGTTGTAGCGCCTGTTGTAAATGTTTTTGTTTGTGTTCCAACCGTTGCACCTTTATTCAATTTGACCATAGTATCTGTTGAATCATATTCTAATACGCGCAAATAAATTTCTTCCCCGCCTGTTTGTGAAATAGTATATTCCGTGCTTGCATTAACAGAAATATGTCACGAATAATATCAAGACGATTGGGATATTTCTTCACCAGTATCATTTAAGATTTTACCTATGATAATATCAGATTTATTAAACAAATTCTTCCCTTGTACTCATATTGTTTCAGCAGTTCAGTCTACGTATACTCATCACTCAGCATAAGGCTTATATGGTGTAGGAGTATCTCATTGCTCTAACTGCCAATTAATAGCCAAAACTTCTTCTAATGTAATTTCTGTCCTATCTATGTTTGTTCAAAACCTTACATAGTTTGTTGTAGCACTTGTTGTTATAGTTAACTGAGTGTTTCATCAAGAAGTACCTGCATTTCTTATAATAAAGCCACTGTCATCTGTTGTTGAATATTCAGAAATTGTTACATAATAGACCTCAGAACTAAAAGACAAAGTGTATGTTGTATTTGGCTTACAAGGTATATATTCTTGATATATTCGGTTATTAGCGTCTGCTGTAACTACTCACGATGAAGATATATAGTATCAAAGTAATATTGTTTGTGTATTTACATTAGCCATATTTTTACTAAACTTCAATACTCAATTATTACTTACTATATTCATAGGTTTTTCAGGTGTAGGTGTTGCAGTATTTCAAGTTTCAAATGTTCCTGTTCCTGCATTAGTTAATAATGTTTCACTTACTTTATCATACATACCAATCACATTTGAACCATTCTTACAAGGTATCAAGTCCCTTACTAATACTCAATTATTCCATAATTTACAATATGCAATATCAATATAACCAACACCTATTGTACCACCATTATCAAAAGCAAATAACATAAGGTTTGATGGTGTTTCAAACTCAGTAATATTATAATCGTCACCATATGTTGTACCGTCTACTTTATGCTCTGTTGCACTAAATATAATAGTTTTCCATTCGTCTAAACCGAATTGAATATCGTCAACAACATAAAAACTCTGTCAGTCATAACACCAAAAGACTTTGTTATTTGTAGCACTAACAATACCTGATGAAGTACCAATAGCAAATGCATTAGATGATGAGCTTGTTCTACTACCAAATATACGACCTGAACCTGTTGCAGATGTTGTTGTGTGATATTTGAATTTTACTTCTACCTTTGTATTTCAATTACCTTTATAACCAAGGTCTATATATTGTGTACCATTTGAACGTAAATATTCATATTGTGTATATCCTTCAGGTAAATTTCTTTGCTCTGTTCAACCATAAGCCTTAAATTCTAATAATTGGTTGGCAATAGCATTTGTTAAGTTTACATAGCCATTACCAGTTACTACTTTCTCTATATAACTTGGTGCTTCTCAGCTTACTAAATCAAAATCTCAGGTAAATGGGTTTACCTTTTGTATATAACTATCTGCAGAATATACCATTTCTAATCTTCAGTTTAGTGGATTAAGTTTTCGGACAATACTTGATTTGGTATCTCATAGTAAGTCCATTTCTCAATCAAGTGGGTTTAATGTCTTGTCCATTTATAATCTTATAAGTAAGTTAAAGATGTTCTGCTATTCCATACATAATTAAATCCTTGTGATCATTCAGGATATGAAACTTCTGTTATTCATGTTGAGCTATTTGCTACAATTTTCTTTACTCTCCAAATAGGTCTTGCTTCATCTCCACTTGCTGCATATCATCGTGGATAATTGATAGCATATTCAGTAGTTCAGATGTAAGTAGTAGTTACACTTCAGTCTACACTTTCATCTATTAAAAGTTTTTTAAATTCATTAGGATTTATTAACTCTTGCATTGTAATATTTTATAAGTTAAAATTATTCTCTTGGTTGCCATTGTGTTATTGGCAATGGAATTCATTCATTAGCAAAAATATAGATTATCTCTCAATCTTCGTTACACACAATATTATCTGTGTCTTGTAGCTCGGTATAATATTTTACCATAGCTTTTCTTGGAGTTCGAGAAGATGTAACATTTTCCCTTGCTGTCCAATTTGTTTCAACCATAAAAGATTTTGTAATCTATATAAATCACAAAATACTATATTCAGAATTTTGAAAAATCAACTAATACAACATATCATCAAAATTTACTGTAAATACTTCTGTCCTTTCTGTTGGATTACCTTTTCTCTTCAGCAACCAATACATTCTCATCATCAAAGCATCAGCATAGTCTGGAGATGTACCTCACAATCTTTTTTTCATATCTTCTTTGCTTTCTAATCTTAATTTCTGGTCGCTATCCATATTCTTTACTATTATGTTATCCAATTCTCTTTCTATATCTTCTTTTATCTGTCCACTTGCATTTACTCTAATCATTCTCTTTTCCATCATTTCTTTTAGCTTGAAATAACATTGTGCTTTCAGATTTCAGAAATTCCTTTGCTCTCAATCTTCTACTATTGGTGTTCAGTTATTCATAAAGTTAACACATCATCTTAATTGATCAGCAACTCATCCACCAACTCAATCACTATCAATACAAATATTATATCTGCTAACTCTGTATTGTTGCTCTAAATCTTTTATTACATTTGCTGTCTGATCTGTTGTATATCACTTAAATTCTTTAATTGTTTCTGTTTCAAGTCATTTCCATACATATATTATTGTTCTATCATTTCCAAGCCTTGCAACATCACAAGTAATATATGGTGTTTCATCTTTCTGTATTATGTTTGTGAATAAGTCTGATATTTCATCCCATCTAAATACTTTTCAAGGTGTGTCATCATACTCAAAATTTCAGTATAATAGTCTTTGCTTTGTCATTTCATCAGACCTTTCTAATTGCTGGATATAATCTTCTGTCAGATATGGATTATCTTTAGCTAATG